GCTAGGGTGCGCCACGCCTCCGAAAAAGTACGAAGGTCCTCCGTTGATCGCCAACTAACACGCCTCGAAAGGCAGTTAGCAGACGAAATCCATCGCTCGAGAGAGTCGATGGGTCTTCGGAAGTAAGGTGGAGTTACATCGACGCCTTTGAAGTAATGCCCACCACAGGATTCCCGGAAGGGACCCATTGTGAAGGTCTTCTCTCGATTGAATTCAAACCCACAAAGTGAGAAGACTTCAATCAGGGTGTCAACGCCTTTCGTGGGGACAATAATGTCATCCCCATATAGTGAGACCAAAGCACCCTCTCCATAACAAGCACAGGCTAACGCATAGAACAGCAACGTTTCGAGTTCAAACGTAAAGCCATTCCCCATGGTCGACACCTTCTCCCAAAGGATAAGAGTGCCATCCGGCAACATGCCGTACTCCTCGCGCAATGCGAGGATGTGTTTAGACCATGAAGCAGGTAGCAATGCCTGAACGAGAGCAATCGAGATACCATCACTGGCCCCAGATAAATCAAGGGTAGCTAGAGTACCAAGTTTACTCCCGAGTCGCGCTAACACACGATGTTGTTCTTGTGCTTCACACGTAAGGAGGCCGAACCGCTGGAGCCGCTTGCGAATCATTTTACCAAGACCCTTCTGGAAGAAACCGTTCCAGGTCACAGGTAAGCAAGCTGCTCGATCGCGGTCGAAGTTCTTCGGAACAGTGAACACCTCGTTCCACCCGGTAAGACACACATTTGCTGTGTACTCCGGGACGAGGTCGAGCCCACCCCATGCCTCAAAGGCATGAAGGTAAGGCAACGCCGCAGGTGTAATCTGAGCTGATGAGGCCCATTTCTTATGTAGGTGCGCAGTCTTACGACTGAACTCCGTCGTTGCCCCTGGTCCAAAGTTGCAGGACGCAGGTAACTCCTCCAGGGGGAACCAGTCCCCGAGGATCTGCCGTATGAAGTAACGAGCAGTTGCCATGACGGCTCTGAAGTCAGGATTGGCCACAGGCCAGGCCCTATTCCAGAAGTCGTACAGCGCTGCATTACTCCACTTACACCTCTCCTCACTATCGAGTAGTTTCGCGATAGCAGCGTCACGTCGTTGAGTTGCCGCCAAGGGATCACTCCCCTGAAAGCGCTTTAGGACGTTAGCTTCGAGGTAAAGGCGTTTGAACTCGTCTACGTTATTGCTTTTGTAGGCTCGTTCGGCATAGTCTGAGAAAACAGCATCAGACAGGAGGTCGCGATTGGTTAGAGCTGGGAAGCTCTTTTCCATCTCACGGTGCAATCGGGCAAGTTTTCCCCGCGGCACAGGCGCGAATTTCAC